TCGATACATACCCATTTTCAGGGCTGCTTTTGTCAGCTCTTCCGGGTAGGATTTCCACTCCGCTTCGCTCATGTCACGGGCTGGCAATCCTATCAGGTAGCCTTTTTCCGGTTTGTAAATATATTTATTATCCACTTAACACCTCATTCACTTGTAACTGGCATAACACGCCAGCGAAATAACGCCCGCTTCCCCTGGGCCATTCGTATTCGCCAGGAACCACATACACGTTGGTAAGCGCAGTATTGGGGACCGGGCACTTGAACGCCCGCATAGCGTCCACATACTTACCGCAGTAATCTACCAGCTCTGGCGCAAACTGTCTCAAGCCCAATCCCTGTTCACTGGCCTGCCATAACATCAGGTCGGTGATTTGCCAATCTATCGTGATCGTGCTGCCGATGTTGATAAACTGGCCCTCACGCCCTTCGCCGGGATTATCACCAAGCGGTAGCAGCAACCGGCAAGGCAGGTTGGCGGTGTTCACGCTCTCCAGCAGCTCGCCCAAATTATACACCGCTGGCGTCTTGCCGCTGGTGGTGGTCACAGTCAGGGCTGCCAGGGCGGTATACACTTCACTTATCATGCTCATGCGATCCGCCTTCTGTATCTATCCAGCATCAACCTCACGTCTTGTGGGATGTTGCCGGGCATAATAGTCACACCGTCACCTGTTACCAGAGGGCGGTCAATGTCAGCACTGGTATCCTTTTGGCGGTAAAGGAAGGCGGCCAATCGAATGCAAGCGTGTTTGATATCCTCTGGCGGTGTGGCAGTATAACCCCACGTTCCGGCTACGCTGATTTCACTATCGCTGTTATCCATCTCCCAGTTCGTGTTTTCGTCAAGCCTGATGCCCCACTTGGGAGTTTCGTTGCGAGGCTCAAGCCGATAGTTAGCCGATGCGATCTCGGTGCCATCCCCATTGGTCAGGGTGGTCACAGTCAGCAGGTCATAGCCCCACAAGTATAGATAACGCCCTTTGATACTGTCGGTTGTGAAGTACCGGGTTGCTGTGATAGCCTCAAAATTGCGCCCCGTATAAGCCTCAATAACCGACTGCGCCCTGGCGATCAGATCACTCAGAATTATATCGTCGCTGGTCTGGTCGCTAATGCCCAGGTATTGTTTGACCTCATACAATTCGGCATAAGCCATCACTTCACCGCCTTTCTGGGCTTGCTGGCAGGCTTTTTGACAACCTTGACTGCTGGCTTCTCTTGCACGATGCCGATAAAGCCGGCACGCACAAATTCACCCACATATTGCTCTGGCATTTCAATGTTCTCGCCCTCTTCAAAGTGCTCAGTCTTACCACCGATGTTTGCATTGAATGACCGGTAAACATAAATCTTTACGTTAGCCATAACGTCACCTCCTTCCTTTGACGGCCATAATACCGCACCGTCTGGTTTGATATGCCCGCACTGAACATCAAAACGGCATATCTGTTTGTATCCTGCTCTCAGGCAGTCAGTAGCAAACGGTATGTCCGGTACTGGATGCCCGCTTTCCGCCCGCCTGAAGTCAATTTGCTCTAATACGTGCCGGTGGATCAGGGTGCAGCCAAAACCGGAACCCGAACACGCCAGCCAGCCCTGTTTATAACCCTGCTCTCGTAACTCATCAAAGAATGTCACGCTCATGTCAACCCAGCGCGCCCTGACGTCACGCAAGCAGTTCAGTAGAGGGGAAGTGTGCCTGAATAAGTAAAGCCCATAAACCACATCCGCCTCAGTAGCAAGCAGCTTGACCAGGGCGTCTTCTGGAATGATCATGTCGTGCTCAACAGTGAACAGGGCATCATAGCCCTCGTTCAGCATCCGCTGGCGGGCAAACCGGTATTGATAAAGCGTGTTTTCGTGATCCTGCTTTGACACGCCTGTAATCGCGTTGGGGTTGTTATTACTGATGTGCACATCCACATCCACGCCGTCAGGGATAATAAGCGCGTTAATGCTGGCAAGCGTGCGTTTATGCACGGCAAGCTCGCCGTCAGATTTAGCGTAGGTGTGGCAGAACAGTAATATCCTCATCGCTCGTATTTATACCCCTCCAGCCCGAAGTTGATAAACGGGTTCAGGCTGTAAATGTTCACGCCATAGACTTCTTTTAGCTTCTCACGAAGTGCCAGGGTTTGAGGTTCGATCTCGGTAATAAATTTACGATAGAAGTCAGCACCGGCAATCGCCTCGCCGTAGCCAGGGAAGTTTATTTGACCGTCAAGCGTTCCGCAGTCGTGACCAACAATAATGATATTAGCCGCTCCCATATATGCAGCGATGTGCAAGGCGCTAGTGATCGTGCTGTATGACACAACAATCCAATCTGTACCCACCACATCAAGGTTAATGTTCTTCAGACCATTATCGGTGTGATGGAAATAATAATCCCCAATCGTATTTTGCTTAGAAGCATAAGTGCCACAGTTATACTGGCTCACGATCAATTTAAAGCCCATTAGTTTGGAAGCGGTTTGCGCAGCATCCATCCATTGCCCCTCTTTGCGGATAACATAGTCAAGATTGTTAAACCGCTTCCAAACCTGATTAACTCCAATTGCTATTTTATTGTCAAAAAAACTCGGTTCAATATAACCGGCAGACGCGCCTGAAGCCACGACATAAAGGTCGTGTCCTTTGTGAATGTCTTTCAGTTCACTGATCGGCTTCATAGCGCGTCTACCTCGTTAGTTAGTTAATCTGTCAGCTTACCCTGTTGGGTGTATGGCGTATTGCAGTGCCTCAGCCTGTAGAACCGCACAGCCAAAGCGGATGTTAGCCAGAATACCAACCTGGCCATTGCCAGCATACAGCTCAACCAGGCGGCGAACCCGCAGGCCCCGGTTGTTCACGAAGCCCATGAAGTTCAGGTTGCCAAACAGTATTGTCTTGGCACTTGCGGCGATAGCCTCCACATTGCTGTTCAGCACCACCGGGAAGCCCTCAAGCGTTGGCCCATCCACCGTACCCGAAAGGCGTGCAACGCCATCGGTGAAGATGAACTGGCTGCCAGTCAACCCCTTCAGGTAGAACCAGGTCGCCGGGTCCATAACAAATGCAGCTCCGCTATGGTACGGGGTCTTGAGCTTGCCCATCAGTTCGGGAATTTCCGCAGCGCCAATAGCGCTCGCGCTGTCCAGCGTCAAGCCGGCCGTGCCGCCAACAAATGCGCCTTGCGGTTGGGATGAACCCGAACCAACCAGCGCATAGTAGTTTTCGGTGTCAGCCAGCGAACGGCCCAGAGCATCATTCAGGAATGGCTCAAGGTTACTGTTCTCGTCCTCAAGCAGCTCCTCTGAAATCTTGATGAGCTTCTTGAAGTTGTAAACCGTCACCGCCACCTGTGCAAAGTCAGGCTCGTTCTGCGCAGCAGAAATGGCGCCTTCCTCGGCCACGATGGTGAACTTGGTCATGCTGGTGTCTTCACGGGGGAAGTTGAATTTTGGCCGGTCTGTAATAACCCGGTTCAATCCCAGTCGTGAGATGATCGAGTTTTCATCGCGCTTGGCGATAATCGAACCGTACTCATCATCAGGCACCAGGTAACCGCCCTCGGTTGTATCACCTTCTTGCAGGGCTGCTTTGGCTTTACGCAGGTCTGATGTTTCGCCCGTGCGGATGTAGTGCCAGAAGCTCTTGCGGTAATCAGGTTGTCCCACATGATCGATCACAGCGGGCGCCTTCACGGTTGGTTTACCCTTCTCAACGGGTGGAGCTGCCTTCAGCTCCTCAATCACGGACTTTTTCAAGTCCTCCATAAAGCCCTTCACGTCAAACGGTTCGGGCTCGGATTGTGATTGTTCCTCAACAACCTCATCCTTTTTAATTTCGTCAGTCATTTCTAATCCCTCCATAGGATTAATAGTTGAATTTGTTTTTGCGTCCACGTCAATATCAACCGCATCCACCACCGCCTCAACGGTCTCCGGGATTGCCTCCGTGATACTTTCCGCTTTCGCTTCGATAACGGCGTAATCATTCGCCGGTAATCGCCAATCATTTACATCGAATAATGCCAATTCACCAACGGGCCACACATCAATCAACCCGCCCTTGCCCATTCTAACCAGGTGGCT